CGATTGACCCGACCGTTTTGTGGTTCGGGTCGAATCGTTTGTTCTCCCGCGCTTGCGCGGGAAACGATTAGTTTCGCCGCCACCGTTCTCCCGACGCGCAAGCGTCGGGAGAACTTCTTCTTAGGCGGAAACTGAAAAAATGGTTGAATTTATTAAATATAGAAAGAAAAGTAAGGCGGTTAAAAAACTTGTGGCACAAAATAGTGTAGCACAAAAATATCCGCTTGTACGTTCGCGCGTTCCGGCTGAGTTAAAATCAAGAATAATAAAAAGAGCTATTGAGCTAAAAAGCAACGAATCTAAACTTACACGCATATTGTGGGAAGATTATTTTAAAAAACTTGACGATAAGAGAATGTCTGAAGAAATGAGGGGCTTTTAAATAAGCCCCTTGTACAGTTTGGTGTAAGTTTTTGTATTTCTCAATCCATTTACTCTTTCCCAAAATTCGTTCTCGGTGATTATCTTTTCTGCTTTTTGCTGCCACCAGAAAAGAAATTGAACATCGTCTGCGCTAAGATATTTCATCCTGATACTCCCGGATTGATTCCTTCATACTCTTTCCCGTCATTCGCTTTTTGAACTTCAATAAATCTAATAGGATTATATTCTTGATCGATATAGGTAAGTTTATTATCGTTTCGTGAATTGGCGATAACTCCGTTGATGAGGTACTTGGTGGCAACGGCGTTAAGTGTATCTTTTGCATACTCAATCTTTTCTTTTTCTGTTTTGCTTTTGTTTATTAAGTCAACTAATAGTTCGGATTGACTATCTATATAAGATACGTCAATAATCCCAATATTATTATCGTCCATAGTATTATTTCCTTATATCTTCATCGTGATTTTCTTCTAAATGGAATCCACCTTTCAGCCAAAGGATGTAACAATAAGTGGCAATTTTTAATAAATCCTTTTCTCTGCCGAAATTCTTGTAACGCCCCAAATATTTCATCATCGTGCCAAGCACCCAATCCACACCGGAATCACCAGGAAAGGTTTCACAAATTTGGTCTGTGAATTCTTTCAAATCATTTAACTTGTATTTGTCGCCACCATGATTAAATTGGTTGCCTATCAATTCAGCAAACTTCGGGAAATTAATTTTCTTTGTTTCTATTGTCGTGTTGCATTTGCTAAGATTCATTTTATTTTCTCCGTTAATCCATTAATATTATAAAATACAGGAATACATCTTTCGACTGCATATTGCCTTTCTATTTTTGCGCCCTGGCTTTCTTCCCAGTTGTCAAGCATCAAAATAGCATCGCAATTAGTCAATAAAGCTAAGTCGCCATTAATGTAATCTTCGTATCTGCACTTACAATCTTGTTCGAAATGAATAGTGTTGAGATGCGGGGTTAATGCAGTAAATCCCGCCTCCCACACTTTAATCGCGGCTTCCCTTGCTTTTCTAATGTTAGTTTCAATATCACCGGAATACTTGCCTGATATGTAGATAACATTATTTCTCATAATGCTACTCCTAAAAATGTTTTCACTCAGAGAATATTCTTCCGTCAATTATTTTATATGCAGAAACATTAAAAAATTTATCGCCTGATGTTTCCACAATCCCGAATCCATGATTATGCTTGTTCAAAGGCATATAATCCGGGTGTAAATCACACATGCAAGGCAAACTCCAACACGTAGTAACTTTATCCTCAATATCTTTTTCGGAATGCGAACTTGACTGATGGAAGTGGTTTGTAATAGCATTTTTTTTGCTTCTTAGATAAAGCCCTCTTGCTGGATTAACCGGATTAGATATTGAAAACTTATATTCGTGTCCGTGAATAACAAATAATTCGTTTAGCTTAATGGGTTTCATGTCTTTAACTTCTTCAATTCCATATTGAGAAAAATGGAATAGGTTAGGAAACGAAAAATTATCTATCTTTAATAGTTCCGGTGCTTTTAACCACATATATCTTTCGTAACGTTCTTCGTGATTGCCATGCTTAAAAATGATTCGTGCGTGCGGAAATTTATGTCTTAGCCATTCAAGAAATTGCAAACAAACGTTTATCTCTTTTGAAAGGTCTCTTTTTGTGGGGTCTTTTTCCCATCTTGAGATAGCAAAGAAATCAAATATATCGCCGTTTAATAAAACAATATCTATCTTTCTTTTCTTAGCCGTCTTAACAGCAATTTCGACAATACTTTTAACGTGATAAGGAATGTGAATATCACCCATAATTAGAACATTATGGTCGCCTGTGATTTTGACTATTTCCCAATTATCTAAACTTGTAATGCCTTCGGGTAGTTTAGGGAAAGCATTGCCTCCTTCGAACGGTGTTAAATGTGGACTATTTTTAGCGGATCGTTTGCCAGCTGCATTGCGGTAGTATCTAACGGTAAAATATGCACTGGATTCAGTAGTAAATATTTTTTTGTTTTCGTTGTATATTATTCTGCTTAAAGCCCTTGAGCTTGTGTTCGGAAATTTGTCAAGATATTTTTTTACTACATCTCCTTGTAGAGCCATTTTATTCTCTATTTGTTATTGAATATGTTTTTCAGCGCATCCGGCATCATATCCGCTAACAGCTCAGATTGATACTTATCCCAAACTTCTTTTGGTACGCCGCATAAAAGAAGTGCTGTTTTTAGTGGCATCGTTTGAGATAACTTTTGAGCATTCTTGCATCGCTCTTTTTCTTCGGGGGTTATCATTAAGATATAACCTTATTTTTGTTTGAGTTTTTCAGGATAAGCCCTTAATAATATTGTTGAATCTTTTGATTCTATCGTCAAGTCCGTTAAAGCCACCGTTTACAACCTTTGTAATGGCTTTTACTACTTCCTCGCTTGTACCCTTGTCAGCTACTAAATTCAGTTTTGCTTTATCCCAAAACCAACCTGCCGACAACATTGCGTATTTATCTTGGGTTAATAATTCGGGGTTGTTGACAAAATCTTCACCGAAAACCGTAGACGCTTTTTGATAATTTTCTTTTCCGGTAACTTGCATGAATCCACGTCCTCTATATTTCCAACCTTCGCGGGAACTTTCATCACCATTACCTAACCGGTTTGCATATACTCTACTTGCTATTGCTTCGGGGTGTCGTGCGTATGTTATGGCAGTTGCTTTGTCGGGAAAGTATTTCTTAAATACGGCTTGTAATCCTTCGGCAGAATAATTTAGGTTTTCTTCTTTGACTTTGAAGTCCACACATTCGTGTGTAACTTGTGCAAGGAAATGTGCTTTTCTTAGTGGTGTGTTTATAGAATATTTATTACAAACTTCTTCAAAATGCTTTTGCAAATGTTCAGGTACGAATTTCATTTCTCACCTACTTTAAGAATGGCAAATACTTTTTGAATACGGTGGCTAATATACCTAAAATAATTAACCCAATCAATAACATGCCTATAACCGAAACAAAAAATTCTTGCAATTGTTCAAAAAATCCCCTACTTTCTTTCTGTGTGTCCGTTGTTGTTTTTTGGGTTACTACTTCACGGTCTTTTTTTATCGGTTCTTTCGGCGTTACTTTCGTTTCAGCCGCAACAACATTTTTACCTTTGTTATCTTTGGATATTCTTACAGTTGTTGTTATATCTGCTTTAAGAACTGTACCGTCATCAGACTTGCCTTCAACTTCTTTCGTACCTTCGTAAACTTCAACTGGTTTTTCATTTTCAATTATCGTATCAGTCAAAGGCAAGTTTTGTTTTACTTCCAACTGTGGAACTTGTATTTCTGTCGGCTCTATACTTACCGTTTCCTCAGTTTTCTTAGAAGTCTCAATAGTTGAGGAACATCCGGCAATTGTGAGTCCGATAATCGCAAAGAATAAGATTTTACTATTTCGTAACATCTTGATTTCCACGTTTTGTTATAAGTTCGTTTTTGTCGTAAGAACTCTTTGAGCTTCCGAAAAAATATGATACCACCGTAACCGCCATCCCTAAAACAGTACCGAGTGCGATGTTTACGATGTCTTTATTCTCAGACGGTAATTGATAAAAAATTAATAGCGTTAAGATTGCCGCACTTACTCCGACAACAAAACCGCCAAGAATATACATGTAGATTTCTTTCATTTTATTTCCCATTACTTTCTCCTATTGTTTATTGAACCGTGTTTATAAATTGTGAATCACTTTTTTTGTTTTCTACTAATTCATTATACTTGCCTAAGAGTCCGTTCCCTTCGTAATAACTGTACGCTTCAACCCAAGACTCGTGCTTTATGTGTACAAGTTTAATTTCATTTCTTATTTGCTCAGTAGCTTTTTTATTTGATGAAACTACTTTCAGCACTATTATTTCAAATAATAGTAAAACTGTACCTACAATGATTGTTTCCATACTCGCATCTCCTTAAATGAAATTAGTTTATGTTTTAGTTTCCTTCACCTAATACAAAATGTATTCTGCGAAGTTGTTTATCTTTAATTAATGTACCTGTAGGAAAATCAATATTTGTGTACCACCTATGAGACCACTTACCAAACTGGTCAACCTGTACATAGTAGCTTATCCGGTTTCTCTTTCCCCAGACTTCGGGTTCACCTATCGTTTGCGTGTAATCAAATGTTTGAAGTGAATCTATAAAAGGATGCTGTACTACATAGACATATCTTCCGGTCTGTATAAACCGAGCTGTAAAATCAACAAGATAGCGGTAAGTGCATTTTACTGTATCATAATAAATCCCTAAGTCGTTAAATCTTGTTGCATCGTGGATGTAATCTTGATCAACATGAAAAAACGGTTCCATAGTTGTGCCTAAAGCAAAGTTGCTTATAGTAAACCAAGTTACTTGAGCTTGTGTTGCTGTTACTGCTAAAAATAAAAATACTGCTAATATTAACTTCTTCATTTTGTTTCCTCCTTAGTTTATTGTTGTGTTACTTCTGTTAGTATCATCATTGTACCTTTTGCACATGTTACGGTCTCGCCTCCAGTGCCCGCGTTCTTTAGGCGTAACTTGAATGCTTGACTTTGTGTTGTCGTTATTATTATATCTACAAATGTTTGGTCTGTGTATGCAGAATTGCCTAATGTTATTCCTTGGTTAGCTGCTTTGTTTGCACCTGAAGTACTATATTGCGATGAGGCGCCAATA